AGGATCAGAAAGGATTACATTAAATACTGGATATGTAGATGAAGGGCAGTATGAAACAATGAAACAGTTATTATTATCTGAACAAGTATGGGCAGAAATAGATAACACAGTTTATCCAATTAACATCATGAGTAATTCATTGACAAAGAAAACTAAAGTAAATGACAAACTTGTAAACTACTCAGTAGAGGCAGGGTTTGCATATGATGTTGTAAATAGTGTTAGATAATGAGCAAATTTCAGTTATATATAGGAAATCAAAGAGTAGAGCTTTTTGATGATGAGAGTGTTAGTTTAACACAAACAATTCAAAACATAAGAGACATATCTAAAGTCTTTACAGATTTCACAAAACCATTCACTCTACCTGCATCTGATGTAAACAACAAAATATTTAAACACTACTACAGATTTAATTTAGTACATGGTTATTCTTTTGATGCAAGAAAAAAGATAGATGCTAAGATAGAGCTTAATTCTATCCCATTTAGAGATGGTAAGATCAGATTAGAAGGTGTAAACTTAGTAAAAGGCAAACCTGAATCATATAGAGTAACTTTCTTTGGGAATACAGTAAACCTAAAAGACACTTTAAAAGATGACAAAATTAGTGGTCTAACATGGCTTAACAATTTTAATGTAGATTATGATGCATCTGAAATAGAAACTATTTTAACAAATCCAACTGGACATACTAAAACAGTAGATAGCATTGCTTATACAGCAGCAGTAATAGTTCCTTTAATTTCAAACACAGTTAGACTATGGTATGACAGTTCTCCAACAACTAACTTTCCATATCTAAATTCTGATGAAGAAGTAAATGTAGCTAATGGAGGAAATCTATATCCAACTAATCCAAGTAACTTACAAGCTAATGATGTTCATGGTGTTTACTTTGAGGATTTAACATATGCTATAAAAGTTCATCTAATTGTAAAAGCAATAGAAGATCAGTATGAATCAATAACATTTAGTGATGACTTTTTTGATTTAACAAATGGATCAGAGGCATACAAGCAGCTCTATATGCTTTGTCAGAATAAAGAAGGTAGAGTATTTGAAGATTTAGGAATTGCAGAAAGGTTAATAACTGGATTGCCTACAACACAAGCTAACCATATTGTTACAAATGATTCTAGAGTTATAATATTTGGATTGAATCCTAGTCAAACTGTTTATGGAAAATGGACAATAAAAACATTACAGAATTATCCAACTTTTACAGTTGTATTAAGAGAAGGAACAGAAGAAGTTTTCAGGAGACAATTTCTAACACAATCAACTGATGTAGCATTAATATCTCAACAGCTTACAAACTCAACTCAAGGATATACAGTAACAATAGAATCAGAAACAGCATTTGATATTGATAGTGTAACATTTGAGGGTATTGATCCAAGTTCTAACACATTAACTGCTCAAACATCTTACTCAACACCTTTAGCAGTAACATTAACTAAAGAGTTTATTATAAGTCAGAATCTACCTAACATGAATGTTATAGATTTTTTAACTGGACTTTTTAAAATGTTTAACTTAACAGCTTATGAAGTAGATGGCATTATACATGTTCAAACATTAGAAAGTTACTATACAGCAGGAGTAGTTAGAGATATTACAGAATATGTAGATCCTCAATCATTACAAGTTGATAAAGCATTACCATATGAAGAAGTAAAATTTGAATATAAAGATACTGGAACAATATTTGCAAATCAACATGATCAAATTAGTAGCACAGCATGGGGTGGGCTTAACTATGTAGAAACTGGTGGGTTAGATAGTAATAATGACACTTATAGTATTGAAGCTCCATTTGCACACTTGAAATATGAAAGATTATTAAATCCTACTGGAGGTGCTAATTCTCAAACAGATATACAATGGGGTTGGATGGCAAATGAAAATAGTGAATCTTACTTTGAAGATGCAGTTTTATTTATAGGTAAATATATATCATTACCATTAAATGAACCAATTAGATTTCTACAGACTAAAGCTAGTACTGGAGGGATCAGAAGCCTTAATGATATTTGGATTCCATCTAATTCAGTAAGTTTAGATGCAGCTACAAATAAAGAAACAATCAATTTTGGATTAGAAATTAATGAATGGACTACTGGAAACAACTTTACAGATTCATTGTTTGAAAAATATTATAGATTTTATATAGCAGGAGTATTTAATCAAGCTAAAAGACTATCTAAAATAACTGCTAGACTACCTAAAAAGTTTGTTATTAACTATACACTAGCAGATATTGTAGTAATTAATAATGATAGATACAGAATAAATAGTATAACCACAAATCTTTTATCAGGATCAAGTCAATTAGAGCTGTTGAATGAAACTGTAAATGATACTTTAACAGCACAACCTGATTCAGGAGGTGATGATGGTCAGCCACCAAGTACACCTACAACTAATGTTTTAACATTATATCAATGTGATAGTCCAAATGCAACATTTGAATCATCACTAACATTAGCTAATTTGAACTTATCAATTAATGCAAGAGTTGTAGATACATCAGGAAACACATTTAGAGTAACTGGAAACAATGTTCCTAATACTCATACAGTAAAAATTGTATCATCTACTGGTCTTACTGGATGTCCTTCAGGATCAACACCAAATCCTACAAATTATTATGGTTTACAAAGGTGTTCAGATAATGTAAGTACTTTTAGAACTGCAAGTGCTGTTGGAAGTCCTGCATATGCAACAAGTCAAGTTGTTTTTGATTCTAGTAATGTTAAATACATAATTACAAATGCTACTTCTCAGGCAACAGTTACTGCAATTACAATATCATCAACTCCTAGTCCTGCTCAATTTAGTTGTGGTACACAAACAACAACATATTATTATCAATTAAATCCATGTTGTAGTGGTACAACTTTTATTGGTTTTAGTGCAAACAGTTCTTTGTCAGGCACTAGGGTTTATAACAATCAAACTTATGTTATATCACCATCTTCAGCTAGTGGTACTATTGATATTGATTCATTATCTAGTGGAAGTTGTCCTACATATTATTATTCTTTAAATGATTGTAGTAATACATCTACAGTTGTTCATTTAGGTACAAGTAATTGTGGTAACTTAAATAACACAACTAAGGAATATAATGGTACATGTTATAGAGTTGTTACAACTACAAATCAAACTGGAAGTATTAATTTAGATTCATTATCTAGTTGTTCACCTTGTGGAAGCACAGCTCAGACAGAATATTATCTTTTAAGAGATTGTCAAACTGGAAACCAAGTTGTTACAACTACAACAACAACAGATATAACTTTAACTCAGAATCCTAATGTAACTGGAGCATCTAGAGTTCAAGATCCAACTACCAATAGATGTTATACTGTAAATGCAACAACAACTACTCCTAGTAATTTTACAACTCAAATTGGAGCTGTTACAAGTTTGAATGTATTAGGTTGTCCTTCAACACCATGTACAACAGTATTGTATTATCAACTTTTACAATGTGCAACTAATAATTCTAATTATATAACAAGTCAAACAACAGATCAAGTAACTTATAGTGTAAATGACATGGTGCAAGAAACAGCAACACCTAGTCAAACATATAAGGTTTTAGGAACAAGTGCAACTGGAACATCAGTAGCAGTATCTACATCTAGTTTATCAGCATGTCCATCATTTTATGAATTGAGACAATGTTATACTCTACAAGGAAGCTATAGAACTAACCAAGATGTTACAGCAATAAGTCTAAGTGTAAATGATAGAGTACAAGCACCTGATGGTATGCCTTATACAGTTGTTTCAGTTGGTGTATCAGGAGGAGGGTATGCAAATGTAGGAACTGTAACAGATACTGGTCAGACTGGTTGTCCAACAATAAATAGCAACACCTTGTTTTATGCTTTACAAAGATGTAGTGATTCAGTTACTGGGTTTTTATCTTTACAAACTGTTAATGATATAAGTTTAAGTAATGGAGATGTAGTAGGATTAGGAGGAGCATCAGGTCCAACATATCAAGTAGTAGGTACTGGAGTTATAACAAGTGGAACACAAATAGGTGCTGTTACAGATACAGGTAATACTAACTGTTTAACACCAGTAATTCCACCAGTTCCACCTGCAGGATCAACAAACTATGCAACATTTATAAGTTGTGATGATCCTAATGGATTAACAATATCAGTTTATAGTTCACAACAAATCTCAACATGGTGGGTTATATCTGAAGTTGGTTCATTTGAATGTTACAGATGGCAAAATACAAATCAAGGAGTTCAGCCTTTAGAATTAAATAATACTAATTTTAATATATTTTCAACTGAAAATACAGCAGGAGCTAATTGTATTGATTGTAATAATCAAGCACCACCTCCTCCACCTCCACCACCACCACCTGCTCCTACTTGTTTTCAAGTGGCATTGTATAAAAGTGCAATATCAGCTTTTGATTTATGTAATCAAACACAGCAAAGAACTATGAATCTAAATGCATCTACTATACAAGCTGCATCAGCTGTTTACTCCAATACTGATTGTACAAGTTTGCTAAGTACATCACAATACATTACAGATGTACCATCAGGAAATTATTGGTATTGGAATGGAAGCACATTAGCAGGTCCATACACATCAAATTGTCCATAATGAAAGAGATAAAAAACTTTATAGATCCTAATGAAGCTAAGTATCTCATGAGAATGATAGATAAATATGCAAACAAGTCAATGGTTGTAGGATCAGGTAAGAACATGAATGAATATAGCTTATCAAGAACATCATATACAGCTAATTTAGTTGCTAATGATCCAACAGTAGAATCATTACACAAGAAAATTGCTAAATATCTAGGTTTAAATATTAAAAAAGGTGAATCATTACAAGGACAAAGGTATGAAGTAGGGCAATATTTTAGAGATCATCAAGATTATTTCAAAGGTGATAGCTATGATAGGAATTGTTTATCATCAGGAAACAGAACTTATACATTTATGTTGTATTTAAATCACAATTTTGAAGGAGGTTCTACAAACTTTCCACATTTAAGAAAAGAGGTAACTCCTGAACAAGGTAAAGCTCTTGTTTGGAACAATTTACAGCATGGTGTACCTAATGAATATACAACACATGGAGGAACAGAGGTAACAAGTGGAGCTAAATACATAATTACATCATGGTGGAGAGAAAATATATGGGATGGTGTTGGTGATCAGAAAGAGTATGAAAAAAAATTAAAAAGTTCACAATTAAGTATTATATAGATAGCATGTTAAAGAACATTATAGACTTACTACAGATAGTAAATGGTGAAACTGACAATATAAAGTTTGCACAAGGTTCTAAATATCTACCTGACAACTGGAAGAAAGGCTTAAAGATTGCTAAAAGAATGGCTAACTGGGAAATAAATAAAAACAAATGAGTGTTATAAAGAAAATACAGTTACTGTTTCAAGTAGATAATACAGAAGCTAATGAAGCCATTGAAGAAACTGCACAAGAAATTAAGCAGGTAGAAACAAACATGGAAGATGTTGCTGAAACTGGTGATATTTTTACTGGTGGGATGATTACACAATTTAAAGGGGTTGTTAAAAGTGTAAAAACAGCAGTAGCCAGTTTAAGAACTTTAAAAGGAGCATTAATAGCTAGTGGTATTGGAATTTTTGCAATAGCTCTAGGATCTGTAACAGCAGCATTTACAAATTCTGAAGAAGGTCAAGATAGATTTAATAAATTGTTGTTAAGTTTCAATGTT